ACCTCGTAATCTAGGTAAGTATGTTTTTTATCGAATATATAGACCTTTTCGCCGTCTACTATTTTAACCTCTACTAGTAAAGGATTAAGAGGCGTTAAAGATACGGGCCTGCCGGCTCCGTTCATTTCTATTTTAGCGTAGCTGTTACCGTGCAGTACCAAGTTAGCCGCCATACATTCACGAAAAGTAAAGGTAGAGCTCACGCTATTGGGCTGCTCTGCTAATAGCTTTTGGATTGGATGGCCTATAGCTTTTACGCGGGTTTCTCCGTCCGCTTTATATACGTTTAGAGGTATGCTAGCTATAGTTTCGCTTATGATCCTTACGGCTGCATAAACAGCGCTAAAGGTTAGCGCGTTGTCTTCGCTTACTTGTACTCCCGTTTTGCTAGTACCAAAAAGCCCCGTAAGCCACGCAGCAGGGTTAGCTAAACTAGTGCTGGGGTTTTCCGGGGAGCTTCTAAATAAGCGGGCTAGTAGCCCAGGGTTTTTATTTTCTGCCAAAACTTAGAAGTGTATACTTTATGCAAATATACAAAAAAAAGTCTTTAGTTCTTGTTTGGTTGCGTTTTTTATTGTATAGGAAGCCTAGTAATTTTAAAACGGTCGTTCTCGTAGTAGTTGCACTTGGAGTTAATAACCTTCGTTAAAGTACTATAGTTTAAGTTTAAGGCCTTGCAAGCTTTGGTAAGTGTCCTAAAGCCTTCTACCTTTCTAGAGCTCTTAGACTCTACTAAAATAATTCTCATATAAATAAAATAGCGTTTTCGTATTCGTCTAAAATGCAAGCGGCGCAGGCTTGCGGATCTTCTCCAGCTTCCGTATAAATAGCGCAAGCTTCGCAGTAGTAACCTATCTTAGTAGACATAACCTAAAAGAATGTACTGTATAAAGCTCATAGCTTTAAATAGTAGTTTCATCATTGGGAAAAATAGCAGCCCGCTAGCTACTACGATTAAGAGCGCCCTTGCGTCCTTTTGGTCCTGGGTTATTACTTTCTTTGACATTGCTTTAAATAAAATTTAGCTTTTTCTAAGCTGTTAAACTTGCGGCTTCCGTAGAAGCTCGGTGTATTCGGTAAGGCGGTAAAAGAGCCGGGCTGAGTCTCTAAGATCTCAGCGCCGGCGTATTGTATTACTCTCTTTAGTTTCATATGGCCTCAGTATCTAAAATACCTTGGTAGTCCGTAGCTATAATAAGGTTTATTAATTCCTCTTTTGCGATTGTTACTGTTTCTTGCTTTGTCATTTTTAGTAGTTGTTGTTGTTATTACTGGTGTAAATATACGGCAGTTTTTTAACTATGCAAATAAAAACGTATTTTTTTTCATATTTTTTTTTAGGGCATAAAAAAAGCCCCTCTCGGGGCTGTTCAATATTTTTTAGTGTTCATTGACAATGAACGGGCGTTTTTAGTTTCTTTTTGTTCTGCAATAAGTTTTTTCTGGATTTTCTTCTTTGAAAATTCTAATTGCATCTTTTACATCGTCTGCGGCATACCATTTTGCCCAATAGCCACGATATATAAATTCAACTTTGTAGCGTTTCTGTCCTTCTTGCAGTTTAATGTCTGACTTGTAATTAATTTCGCAATGTCCTACCATAATAAAGTGTCTTTTAGTTTGTTGTTGTTTGACACTTCAAATATACGACTACTTTTTTAATATGCAAACTTTCCCGTAAAAATTTTCATTTTTTTTTAGGGTGTAGCATTCTCCCTCTACCAATATATTAACGCAAGCCCCGCCATTACTGACCTGCGGAAAGGCTACTATTTTTTTATCCATTAAAAAAAAAGTTAGCTTTTTTGCTTCCTCTACCGTCATTATAATATAATTAGGTCCCGCTCGTCGTATATACTGCCGTCCTGGTCCTCGCTTCTATGCTTCACTAACCAAATACCCACAGCCATAGCCCAAGCTTGCGCAACGTCTATTTTATCCGTGCTCTTAGCTTTGTCAAACTTTAAGTTTCCTGCCGGATCGCTTTTCGCCTGCACATTACTAACACACCAACGCAGTAGCCTATTACCGTTATGCGCTATCTGCCCGCTCCTTATCCATATCTCTAGCTGCTTAATAGCTGGGCTCATACTTGCGAAGCCTTGGCCGTAAGGCTCCACCGGTAGCCCTTCCTCCGCTAACGCGGCTATAAGGCTACTGGAGTTCCACCTATCGAAAGCTATAGCCTTGATATTATACAAGCTAGCTACCTCGTAAATAGTATCTTCTATATAGCGGTAGTCCGTTACGTTGCCCGGTGTTACTGTCAGTTCCTCTCTAGCTATGAAGTTGTTATAGTCCGCTCCGCTCTTACCTTTCCTTCTATCTACTGCCGCCTCACTTACCCAGCTATAGACCATAGTTTTAAAGGGCTCGTCTTCCTCTACCGGCGGGAAGATTAAAACTAGCGCTGTCAAATCCTCAGTACTCGCAAGATCTAAAGCAGCGTAGCAGTCTCTACCCTCTAGCTCGTAGTCTTTATAGTCCTTACTACAGCTTAGGTAGTCTTCGTCGCTTATCCATCTTACCTCGCTCGTAGTCCATTGGTTTAAGTGTAACCTTCTAAAAGTATTTTCATACGTTACCAAAGCTTTAGCTTTCTTAGCTTGCGCTTCTATATAGTCGGCTTTAATAGTTACACCAAAGCCGGGGTTAGCTTGTTTCCAGGTCTTAGGGTTATGTATGTCTGCTTCTTCGTCAGCTTCGAAGATATGCGGGTAAAAAGTCTCGTCTTCTATAACCCCGTCTCTAACCTTTTTAGCGTAGTCGTATACCTCGTAGCAAATGCTTTCTTTATTCGTTCCTGCGGTAGATATGCTAAAAAAAAGTGGTTGCCTCCTAGCTCCGCTCGCTGTCTTCATTACGTCGTAAAGTTCCCTATTCGGCTGGCTGTGCAGCTCGTCAAACAAAACCGCGTGAGCATTATAACCGTGGGCAGTATCAGCGTCAGCGCTTCGCGCTTGTATAAAGCTTCCGTCTTTAGCTACTATGCTGTTACGGTATACCTTTACCTTATCCATTAGCAAAGGGCTTTGCAAAACCATTTGCTTTTGAATTTCGTGAATCATTCCAGCCTGGCCCCGGTCCGCTGCACATACGATAATCTCCGCGCCGGGCTCGTTATCTGCTACCAATAAGTAAAGGCCTAGAGCTGCTAGAAAATTAGTCTTGCCGTTCTTACGAGGCCAAAAGAGGAAAGCCTCCCGCGTGATGCGGAGGCCGTCCTCGTTCACGTTGCCGAATATGTCGCTTATTACTTGCTTTTGGAAAGGCTCTAACATAAAGGGCTGCTTCGCTAGCTCTCCTTTCGTATGCGTAGTAATGCGCTCTATAAACTTGATAACGCGCTCTGCTTTGTGTTTATCGTACATAATTATAGGCCACAGTAACCGCTATCGCATTCGTTAAACTCCTCGTCGAATAGTTCTATTTGCGGTTTCCATTTTATAAGCTGGTTATAGGTAACGTCGCTTCTAAAAGTATTACCGTACTCTTCTTCTAAAGCTGCAAAGCTTTCTATTTTAGCGGGCTCTTTTTGGTGCATCTTTTTAAGTAGTAAAGGGCTGCGCCACCAACAGCCTACGCAATTATTCATATAAGCAAACCTTACCGGCTTATCTTGCCAGTACTGCTCTATAGAGTCTTTAAATAAATTAGCTTCTATTAGTGGAAAATCCGGCTTGCAGTATTCTATAGCTTTCCACTTATTACGTCCGTCTTTATGCTTGCCTACTTTTATTTTTACTTCGGTCATTCCGTTGGCGTTTGTTTTTTCTAACATACGTTTAGCGCGTCCCTTTTCATTAGCTCTATACCCGAAGCGCATACTAGCAGGACCTTCTATATTTTTATAGCGCCATTCCGCTATAGGTATAGTCTTTAGCTCAGTAGTGCAATACCTAGTAATTTTATTAGGAAGGTAGCCGCCTTTATTTTTTATTACTTGCTCGAAAGTGGGGCCAGTAATCCAAGTTATAGAGCGGCCTATATACTGCTCTAAGTCTAGCATAGTGTATATTATAGTATCCATTTCAGCAGTACCAATAAAAGGCGCTTGTATTCTATCTTCTACTACCTGCCTTACTTTCTCGTCTTTAAACTTACAGTTAGGATCTTCTACCCTTACCAAGCTAAATACGTCGTAATCTGCTGGGTAGTTAGCCGCTATATAGCTGCTAGTCTTACCACCGCTTAAACTGTTTATACTTTTCATTAGCTTACATTTCTATAATATCGTCTATATCTAAAGTTCGGCCTTCCGGTCGCTCTAGCTTGGATCTACTAGCAGGCGTTAAACCAAATTCTATTAGCATCATTCTAATACGCCGCCACGCGTCCGCGCTTTGCGCTGCCGCTGGGTGCGGCTTTAATACTTTAGCTCCATTGCTCGCGAAGGTTTCATATATGCGGCCTTCCTTTTGTAGCTTGAGCTCTGCGCTGTACCATTCTTGGTAAGCCATAGCTAAAAGCTCTAGGGCTGTATCGTCTATTTGACTAAGCAGGCCCATACTATGCAGGTGGCTTACGCTTCGCTCGTACATTAGCTTACCCTTTGCTTTTAAAAAGCTGGGAGCTTTATTTATAGGCTTGCTTACCGTAGTAGTTACGGGCTTTTTTGGTGCTCGGTCCTTTCGGGCTGTGCCTCTTTTTTGCTTTAGTGCCTGCGGTGCGGGCCTCCTTCCTTTAGCCATTTTACTCTATTTCTCTAAGTTCTGATTCAAATTTGACACCATAAAAACACGGT